TTTGGTTCTTTTTTTCTTATTAAACTTTTTTCTTTGTTTTTCTTTTTTTTCTCTTTTAAGTTTTAAATCTAAAAAAGTGTTAAAATATTTTTTGGTTAGAAATTGTTTTATAACTTTGCTTCATTCAACTACGGTTTTTTACTGTTTCCGTAAATTGAGTTTTTCATTATTTTTGGAAGAGAGAGTGAAGGTTAGTAGCTCTCTTTTTTTGACTAGAGTTCTTTGATTTTAAATATTGTTCCCGAAGTACAAGGGATCGTAGGTCAACCAAGGCGATGTGTAAGGACAGTTTACTTGCCAGCGCACACTCTAGTTACTGGATCGTAAGCCAGTCAAAGTTAGCAACTCTTTCGGGCATATTAAAAGTTGCATATAGTCGGATGGCTGAGTGGTCAAGGCGAGGTACTTCAAACGGAAAGTGTGCATATCCTACCTAAATCGAAAGTTCGAATCTTTCTCCGACTACAAAAAATTTTATATGTATCAATTAATAACTGAGCTTAACAAGTTCAACAACGTGGTTTTTAATGAAGAGGACCATTCGTATTACCTTAACTTCAAAAGATGTATCTCTACAACAGAACTTATAGGCCGATATAAGAAGAAGTTTGAAACGGATATAATGTCTAGCCTAGTAGCTAAACGTGATGGTAGAACTAAAGATGATGTAATAGCTGAGTGGGATGAGAAAAGAATAACATCTCAAGTGAGAGGTACAGAGCTTCATAAATGCGCTGAACTAATGTTTCAAAGCAAAGGATATAAACCAGATCCTATCGTAACAAATAAATTACTAAAGATGTTACAGCAGTTTCATTCTGATTACAAGGATATACTAGCTTTAGTGAGAGCAGAGCTTGTCGTAGGAGATGACACCTGGGGTGTATGTGGAATGCTTGATAAACTGTTTTATAATACTATTGAGGATGAACTTCAGATATGGGATTACAAGACAAATAAGGAGATTAAGACTACGAGCAAGTATAAAATGATTAACGGATTGAATCATCTTCAAGAGTGTGAATTTAACACTTACTCACTACAATTGAGTATCTACAAAAAAATAATTGAGAAAAACACCAATTTAAAAATTGGAAAATCATATCTTTGCTGGATTAACGAAGAGAATGATTCTTATGAGATAATAGAAACTAAGTTTTTAGATGCTGAATCTTCTCTAATATTAAATAGTAGAGTAGATGAGTACAACTTCAGCTTATTCGAGTAATAAACTCAGTCAAGTAATAAAAAACGAGACACCACACTTTATAACAAAGTCATTTGTTAAGCCTAGATTTGATTACGATAGACATAAGACAGAATATCATATCTATTGGTATAACTCAAAGAATCCAATGTTTAAAGATAGTCCTAGATATAAATACTTATCTTATAAAATAATGAATAAGAGAGAGAAGAAATATTTTGAGGATATACTAGAGCAATATACTGAGGTAGCTAATAACAAGTATGGTAAAGTTTGGGAAAATAAAAAACTAGGGTTCGATAAAACCCTAGTTAAGAATAATCAAATAAGATTAGATATTTAGTTACTTAGCTTCTAACGCTTCAACTTTTGCTGTAAGCTCTTGAATTGCTTTAACTAAAATTGGCACTAATTTACCGTAACTAGCTTCTAGTTTGTCTGGATTCTCTTCGTAAACTAATTTTAATGTTTCAGCTAACTCTGCATCCTCTTGAGATTTCTTCAAGTCTTGAGCGATGAATCCAAAATCTTTAACATCGTGCTTACCACTCTCGTCTCTGTCATCCCATACAAATTCTACTGGTTTCAATCCTTTAACAAAATCAAGACCAGCACCTAGTTCTTTAACATCTTTTTTGTCTCTAGCATCAGACAATGAAGTGATAGTAGTAACAGCTGCACGAATAACTGTGTGTGATGAGTTACCTAAAGTAATAGCATTACTAGCTGTATTACTAGCAGGTTTAGTACTATATCCAATATGGATATTATTATTTCCTGAAGTTTGATAAGTAGGATTTCCAATAGAAGCACCTGCTAATGCGCCAATAAAAATATTTTCATCTCCAGAAGTAAATGCTGGAGCAGCTAAATGACCTACAAAAACATTATTATTACCTGACGTTAATGTATTTCCTGCATTATTACCTAATGCTGAATTTTGATTAGTACTAATTAATTGACCTAGAGACCCTGGACCTACGCCTACATTACTTATACCGCTAGTATTTGCATACATAGAAAAAAGACCTATAGCTACATTAGTATCTGGATCTGTTTTAAAAACAGTATTACCATTATTATCTACTATTTGAACAAAATCATCATCTCCTGGTAAGTTACTAGTAAAACCAACTGGTGCTACTATGTTTACGTTTATTTGACTCATATTATTTATTTTTATTAATTACACAATTGTTAAAGTTGTTCCAACAGGAATAGTCAATGTTGAACCTACACACATTGATAAAGGACCTGTAAATTCAAAGTTAGCGTTATTTGGTAAAGTAATATCCTCTCCGATACAACCTACTACTCTAAATCCATTAGCCCAAATGGAAGAACCAATCACTTGTTGATTACCACCTGCATTAGACTCATTAATTAAATATTGTAAATCCTCTACAATATTAGTCTCCATAAAGTTTTGCTTATTGCCAAACTGTCGGATGTATGATTTTTGAATGTATGACATCTTATTTTGATTTTAAAGTTGATATTTCTTCTTTTAATGATTTTATTTCTGAACTCATCTCTTGGATAGCTTTTACTAATACAGGTAATAGTTTTCCATAAGATGCTTCTAATTTTTCTGGATTAGATTCATAAACTAAGTTAAGATAACTAGCCTCTGATTCTTCTTGAGTTGCTTTTAAATCTTGAGCGATAAAACCAAAGTCCTCTACATCATGTTTACCAGACTCATCTCTATCGTTCCAAACAAATTTAACAGGCTTTAACTTCTCTATAAACTCTAATCCTACAGGTAGTTCTTGAATTTCTTTTTTATCACGCTCATCAGACAATGAAGTAATAGTTGTAGCTTGACAACGTAATACTGATATACTAGAATTACCTAGTGTTATAGAATTGCTTGATGTTGGTGTAGCTTTATCAGCTCCAGAACCAATAACTATATTATTGTTTCCAGTAGTAGCATTAAGGGCTGTAGTCCATCCTATAAAAACATTTCCATTTCCAGATGAGTTATATCCTGTTCTATTACCTACAAAAGTATTATTACTTCCAAGTCCTAACGCAAAATCACCAAATCCTGCTTGAAAACCAACAAGTGTATTTTCGCTGCTTGAAACTATGTTTTGACCAGATTGAGAGCCAATAGCAACATTTTCTATTCCAGTAGTTAAACCACCTAAAGAACCTGCTCCAAAAGCTGTATTATCTTGTCCAGTTGTAGCTAATGCCAAAGCAGAATCACCAACAACAGTATTTCCAGCTCCTGTTGTTGAAATCATAGTATTTAATCCAATCGCTACACTATTAGATGTAGGCGCATCAATAGCTACCCCACTTACCGTTACAGAAGTTCCTGATTGAGGAGCTACAATATCTACATTTATTTGACTCATCTTATTTTGATTTTAAAATTTCTATTTCTTTTGATAAATCTTGGATAGCTTTAACTAGTACAGGAATTAATCTTCCGTAAGTAGCCTCAAGTTTATCTGGGTTTTCATCATATACTAAGTTAAGATGCTCATCATCTAACTCTTTTAAGTCTTGAGCGATAAATCCTAAATCTTTAACCCCTTTCTTAGCTCCATCTCTAGTATTCCACTCAAACTTAACAGGCTTCAAAGAATTTACAAAGTCAATTCCATAATCTGATTCTTCGACATTTGTTTTGTCTCTAGCATCAGACAACGATGTAATAGATGTTACTTGACATCTAAGAGTTGTTATAGCAGAATTTCCTAATGTGATTTGATTAGATACAGTTCCGTTTGTTGGATTTGATTCTTTTCCTATGCAAATAACATTACTTCCTGTTATAGATGGTAATGCAGCACCAGAATTATCTCCTATAAATACATTTTGATTACCTGTAGTAATGCTTAATCCAGCACTATTTCCTAATGATGTATTTCCAACTCCATAAGTATTCTGATTTCCAGCTGAATTACCAATAAATGTATTACCAACAGAATCAATTATACTACTTCCAGAGCCAGATCCTACACAAACATTTCCTGTGGCTATATTCGATGCATTCATAGATAAATAACCTATAGCTACATTATTATCCCCAAGGAGATTTATTGCTGATTGAACCCCAACTATAACAGATGAAATAGGTATGGAAGCCATATCAGTATTTCCAATATGAATTGAAGTAGCGTCTCCTTTTATTTTAGCTCCATTAATATCTACAGTATTTGTATTTAATGGATTTATTATATCTGTGTCTATATCTAGAACTGTTAATCCTACTGGCATAATTTTTAATTTAAAATTTCTACAAATATACTATAAATTCTAATCTAATATTTTTAATACCTTACATGTTGTCTTATCAACTCTTGCCTTCTTCATTCTATAATTCGTCTCTTTGCTCTGAATATAACGTATCTCAACATTAGCTACTCCACCCTCTGTCTTTATATTCTCTGGCTCATACCTAGCGTGAGCTATACTATTGATATAAGCGAATGTTATAGCGAAGATACTGTCATCATAATCATACCTAGGGTCAGCTGCTTGATACCTTGTCTGCCTATGACTATTCTGACTCTTTAAATCCTTCTCTACAAACGTCTTTAGCTGCTCCCAGAACCATGGAATATCTATATTGTACATATACGCCTCTAAAAGTTCCTCTAACTTAGCTATAATACGTGGTGCTGTGTTGGCCTTATTCGATATACCAAACCATTTACCTCCATGCATCTGAAAATACTCTGGTAGCTGTGCGTTAGCAGTAAACTTACTCTTAAACCCATGTATCTCCTGGAAATCCACATGCATATCACCAATGTTATTCTCCACAAGCTCCTTAACACCACCTCTTGCTATCTGATCGTAGTATAAACTCTGTAATAACACCTGTAGATACGTCTGTTTGAACTTCCTATCCCTATGGAATACCACAGATGATACAGAATTAGTAAGCGAATCCCATATAGCACTACACATCATGGAGTGTCCTGTCTCTGAGTTGATGGGGTCAGTACCTTGATACCACCTATTCTTCCACTTCTCCCCTGGCTCTGGGTGATGAATAACTACAGCTGAGGTAGATACATCTTCTCTAGACCCTGTGGACACCCATTTAGCTCCTACAATCTTATATTCAGTAATCAAATCTGGCGTAGGCCTTGTCATATCCATTATAGGCTCGAAATAACCATAGTCTAGTGGCTTATCGTGTCCATAAATCTCATTTAAACGTTGATTACAGGTGTGAATAGGTACTAAAGTACGTGACTTACGTAAGAACATGTCATCAATAGTGATAGGATAATGCTGATGGAACTGAACCTTAGCAATCTCCCCTTTCTTTGTTCCTTCTAGTGCTAAATAAGCCTTTCTCTCATTATTAATGTGAGCATCATTAACGCCTCGCCTTGCGTAAGCATTAAAGAATAAAGGTATAATACCATATTCATAATTCTTTTCTTTCCATTGTTTTAGACACATCTTAAATTCAGACTCGAATACAGAACCCCCTCTATCCATCTCTCCACCTGTACCCCATGCTAGGAACTGTTGCTGCATAGTCATCTTACCTGAGTCTGGGTTATACTTAAATAAGGCAGGCCTACCCTCACGCATCATCTCACCAAATATCTCAAATAAACCAATCTCATCAATGAATACAGCTGATGGAGAACCACCATTGATAGCATCTACAGCTGGAGTATCTACCTGGAAGCGTGATGCACCACCATCCTCCCTACCTTTCTTGTCTCCTTTCTTATCGAATGACATTACTTGGTCAGTCCAGTTCTTAACCTCTTGAGCTATTACATCTGGTAGCTTAGTGTATGTCCACTTAACCTTATCCCTAAATATCTCTATACCCTTGTCTTTAGAGTGAGTAACAAACTTAATGAAGTAAGACTTATTGAAGTTTACTCGCTTCATACCTGCTAGACACATGGTAGTGGTAAAACCAATCTGTCGGGCCTTACCAATCATAAGTGAATAGCCACAGTCGAATAGGAAGAGAAGGACTTTCTGAGCATCCCAGGCTTGATATGCTAACATACCATTCTCAGACCTATCTTCCTTGATATATCCGTATTTGTTACAGAAGTAAAGGGTGTTGTCCTTACATCTCTGTATTTCTCTCATTAGCCACTCTACTTGTTCATCCTCTGTGTCGTAATCAAGTATCTCTGAATCATCTTGAACCCATAGTTCCGCTTGACGACAGTATGTTTCAAATGGTTCGTAATGTATTTTATTCTGCCATCCGCTATTTATAGAGTCTATCCATTTAACGAATGATGTTGGATATTCAAATTCTTTGTGGGATGGTTTCCATTCCGTAGTAAAGATTTCGAGTACCTCTTTATTTTTTCTACTCATGTCACAAATTTAGTAAATATTAGTGACAAATAAAAAAGCC